GTGTAAACAATGTCAAAGTTGCCAAACAAATCAGCAACAGGGAATGCAGCATTACACTGAATTTCAAAGATAACCATTGGGTCATCAATGACAAAAGCAATAATATCAGAAGCATTAGTGCTTGCAGGGTAGAAGTTTGAGAACTTCTGCTCACCTGTTGTCGGATCAGTGAACTGACATCCATTGAATACACCAACAATGGGTACAGTCCCACCGTCAGCGTGGACTTCAATACCACCACCAGTAACTTGAGCAACCATGTCACCTTGGAAGATGGCTGTGCCGTAGTTAGCGGCAATGCGATAACGGCTTTGCCCACCAGTGTAGGGTGTTCCACCTACCCTCTTGACAGGGCGCATGCCGAATGCGGCATCATTATTCGCCATGATCTAGTCTCCTTCGACTAATTGTCCCCTCCCTTCGGCCCACCAAAGGACACGGAAGAGGATCGTTGAGCTTTTTGCTTTGGCATGTTTGGATTGTTTTCACGCATCCAATCACGGTCCACAGCTTCCATTTGGTTTTGCGTCACTTGTTCATAGTGAGCAGTTCTTTGTTCCACGATCTCTTCAGGGATTCTAGCAAGAACAAGACCCCCAACGCCAATCACGCCAGCGTTTTTACCTTCGTCCAAAACAGGAGCGTCAAATTCAGGATGTTCTTCAGCTTTTACAAGCTCCCATCCTTCACGGCGCTTCTTGTGGACGTTGTTTCGGTCATCGTAGCCCATTACGGACTCACGGATCCAACGGTGTTTGTAGCCAACCGGGGCTTCTGGAGCCTCTAGGGTTGAGGGCGGTTTCCAATCGGCAACTCTCGCTTGTTTTTCACGGGTTTGCGAATCCCGGCTTGCACGATCAGTCATGTCGCTTTCCTCTCCAGTTTTGCAACCTCTAAAGCGTACCGCTCAAGAGGAATATTCATCTTAGTAGCAAAAGCCACCTGTCCCGGCGTTAATTCCACCGTCTTTTTCCGCCCACTCTTAGTCGATGACCGTCCATTGGACGCAGGAGCAACGGCTTGGGCGTTTTGCCGCCTTTCCTGAAATTTGTTTGGCATTTCATGACGCATACGCTTGTCAATTTCCGCGTAATACTCATCAGAAGAAGGATCAAAGCCCTCCTGACCTACTAATTGCTCATGCAAAGCTTGCGCTCCACGAGTCATAAACATGTCCTGACCGAACCAAGGGTTTCTTCCCATCCAAGATTTTAGTTTGGGATCCAAATCCTGTTGACGAGCAGGTTGTTGTGGCTGCGGCACCTCTTGTTGTTGAGCAGGTTGTGCAGCTTGCCTCTCTTGCCGTCCCTTTTGAACGCGAATACGTTCTTTTTCGATAGCCAAACCAGAAATCAATTCCTGTGCTTGAGCCATTTTTTCCATGTCACCACTGTCGTATGCCTCTTGAAGCATTCTCTTAGCGGCTACTGATTGACTTTCAACGCGAGTATCATATTCGTTTATATAACCCTGATCTAATTGAGCTATGCGCTCTTTCATTTCATTGTTTTGTTGCTGAACCTGTTGGGCGTAAGTGTATGCAGCCTCTGCCTCTTCAAGAGCCTGTTTACGCTTTGCCGTTAACTGGTTAATTCGTTTTTGAACATTTTCACTGTAATTTTCAAGCTCTGATGAATCCTCTTCAGGTACAATTGTACTGGTTTTTTCTTCGGATTCTGGCTGAACTTCAATAGATTCTTCTGCGGCAACAACAGGCTGCGCTTCATCATCTATCTCAAAGGAAACGGATTCTTGTTCAGGTTCGTTTTGCATTAACTCATTTGCACTCATTACAAACTCCTGTTTGCACTATACATAGGAAATATCAGCGGGGTCAAGTATTGTGGCTATAACATTATCGTCATTTATGAGCCTTACCTCTAAACCATCCACTTTAAATCTATTTCCAGCATATCTTCCCATTAATACCCATGATTTCTCATCACACCATGCCCCTGATGGGAATTTCCCAACATCAGTATAAGCGTCAGGGCCAACCTTTACGACATAAGCCGCAACAGTTGCATGGTTTTCACGATCACGAACAGACTCTGGGATGATAATTCCGCCAGCAGTTTTTGGTTTCATGTAATAGGGTATGACAAGAAGCCTGTAACCAACAGGTACAGGAAGCCTATCCAGCACAGAAACATCCATCTCTGATGGGTCTTGTGTGTTCATATTATGATCTTCTGGAGTATCAAAGCCCTTCGATATATCCTTTGGAACCTCACTTACTGGTGCCTTGGATTTATTTGCCATCCTCTCTGGGACGAATAGTTTTTTAGCCATCCTCTAGCTCTACGCCTTTCATCGCGGTCTTTATATGTTCCTCACATTGGGTCAAGCCGCGTATTTGCCCCACCATGAACCGATAGTCAGAATAATCCTCTATCGCACCATCCGCCAACCGCTGCGTATAATCAGCTTTCTCTTGACGTATGTTCTTTAATAAATATTCCGCAAGTACAATTGCGTCCATTATTTCTTCCCAAAAAACTTCGTGGCTGATCTGACGGCGAAGCTGGCACTCACGATTACTCCCAACGTATATTGGTAGTAGTCTGGCATAACTTCCAGAGCAGCAAAGCCTTCTGAAACAACACTCCTACCCCAATCACCACAGAAGGCTAGTATAAGCGGAATACTGAACAAAATTGTAAGCCACTCGTCTTTCCACGAGTTTTGACTGCCCTTCGCCATCAACCGCTCCCAATCTGCGGTTGAAGTTGCAGCAGAAACCATGACTTGCGCCTCGGCTTCTGCTTTTGCTTTTGCAACAGCGGACTTACCGCGTTGCTCTTCCGTTTTTGAGTCCATCCATGACCCAACTAGGCCGGAAATAGGTCCAATGAGAGCCTGTAGCATTAGTATACCCTTACTTGTTCTGGATTCACCCTTCTTGGGACACAGTATGCCGTTACTCTGTCCTTCGCGTCAAGATGTTGAGAATATTGATAGTTGCCGTACCTTTTAGACACCTGTGAGGCAAAGTAGTTACATTCTGTAACAGAATAAAAGTACATATCCGCACTTTCTAATTTGCGAAAATCTCCAGTTCCCAAGTATACCAGCAGCAAAAAAGCATCTATCACTTCCTGCTCATCCAAGCAGTAGTACCCATATAAGCTCCAACAATACCCGCTCCGCTAATATAGAATAAGTTACTTATATCGCTTAAAGCCTCTACTCTCTCAAGCGGCACCCAAGGAGTAAACATGGCTATGGTGAATACACCCATGCCAATCAGAGTAAACCGTGCCATTCGTAGCTGGGCTAAACTCTTACGCAGATCACGCTCTGTTTCACGAATTTCTTTGGCGTGTTCCAGTTCCTCATCCGTGATTTCACCATCCCCATCAAGGTCATACTTGGCGTATGCAGTGTCATCTTGAAACTTTTTGCTCATGGCTAACTCTTAATACGTTTTAAACTTTCTTTTACGAATGACACGCCCTTGACCACGGCAGACTTCACCGCCTTTGTTAAAGCCGAAATCACGTTGACCAGTTTTTGGATCATATTTAAACCCCTTTTTTCCGGCTTCCATGGCCTCTTTCATAATTTTAAGTTGCTCTTCCGTAAGACCCATTAAAGTATCTTTAAGCAAAGGCGTGTCTTTTTTGTCGGTCATGACTTTTTCTTTTTAGCCGCAGATTTTTTAGCGGGAGCTTTCTTCGCAGGAGCTTTTGTAACAGGCGGCGCAGGTTCCTCAACGGGGGCAGGTGCTTCAGCAACAACAGGAGCTTGCAAACCCTCTTTCATCATACGCCTCTGGCGTTTTTTCTCTTTTTCTACTTCCATGAATTTTGCGCGTACAGAACTTGATGACATCACATTTTCCTTTGCAGGTTTGCCGCAGCTATATCTCGCTGGGTCTGGATTCTTTCTTCAGCCACACGAGTTTTCTCTGATGTAGCCTCTTCGCTTAAATCAATCCTCTGTTGGTTCAACAGAACATCATTGCGTTCTTTTTGTTTTTCAAACTCTTGCTTTTCTTCAAACTGACGAGCTTTCTCTTGAATTTCAGCGCCTCTCAAGGAAAGTTCTTGCTGTCTGATTTGAACAAGAGGATCGACTTGCGCTGAATCTGCTGGTGCTACAGCCTGTGCGTATTGCTCTGTCAACTCGCCAATAAGCTCTGCTGCTCTGTTAGCAACCTCTGCTTGTATCTGTTGAGCCATCTGAGGATCTTGTTGCATCATCATTTGTGCGTCAGGGTCAAGCTGCGACATTACCTCTTGTTGCGCTTGCATCTCTGCCATCATGCCAAGATGCTCTTGGATATGACCCTGCAAAGTCATGACAATCGTTGCGTTAGCCTGTGCGACAGGCGTGGATAAAATAGCCAAATGCGCCTCAACATGCGCTTGATGATTTTGCTCTGGAAAAGCTTGCAACCTTTGACCGCGCATAGCTTCCTGATTTTCTTTGGCAGGATTCATTGGCTGCGGCTGTGGTGGAGTGGGTAAAAGCGCATCAATGTTAGTGACACCAAGAGCCTCATACATATTTCTATAAGCCTGATACAATCCTTGCGGCCCACCATGTATCTCAGGGTTTGACTGTACAAGCTGCAACTCTGTCTGTGCCAACGCAATACGCTGTGACATGGAGAAAATGTTAGGATCAGATACGGGCAGAACATCAACACGGTCATCAAAGTCCTGTTGTTTGATCTCTGGTGGCGCACCCGGAGTTGAGTACGGATAAACAGAAGCCACGTTTCTAGCAAATATGTTTGCCAGAATTTTAAACTCTTGCTTCTGTGCATAATGAAGTCGTTTATGGATGGCACTCATAACCTTTGTGCCGCGCTCCATAATCGCCATTGTAGTGCCTACAGGTGTTTCTCCACCCATCTCGCCTATCTTCATGTCTGCCATGGATGCAAACCGCCTACCAGCTTCTACAAGCCCTCCTAAAAGGCTATACAGGGTCTGTGAAGGCTCTTTAAATGGCAATGTCATGATAGACTGACGTATATCCATGCCAGCGGAGTCTATATCGCGGAACTCGCCGGGTCGTAAAGGCTCATCCTCATCACGAATACGAGCGCCACGAGCCTTAAATCCAGCGGGTAGGTTAGACAACGTGCCAGCATCAATTAACTGGCGTAAAATGCTTGTAGAGGCTTGAGATAAACCACCAATCATGTGCGTCAAACCAAAGCCGTAGAAGCCAAGACCGGGCAAAAACTTGTAATGAACGAAATACTGTTGCCTACGCATCAGCGGATCCATTTCATCATAGTTTCTGCGAATAGCCAGTATCTCTCCTGTAGACTCAAGGATGGTCACAACATAAGGCAGCTTGAGACCAGTAGGCTCGCCCTCTATGTCAACATTTTCAAATCCTGAAATATCCAAAGATGTATGAACTTCGTGAATAACTAGCTCCTCAGAGCCAGACCCAGATAATTGTATGCCTTGTGCGTCATCTATAGTTTCTTTAACGCTGCTATATTCATCTGAAACGCCTGAAGAGTTAGGCAAATCAATATCTTTGTAAAATCCTGCAAGCTGTAGCTTCAGAACTTCGTTTTTATCCATGCGAATAATATGCGTAATACGCGGCGCAGTAAGAAGATCAGTCGCTCCATAAGGAACAACAACATCTTCAGCATGTACGAATTTACTAACCGCTCTTTGCAGAAGTGGGTCAAAATAAACCTTCTTAAATGTTGAACCAACAATAGGTAGATAGAAAAGCATTTGATCTGTTTCAGGATCATACTCTTCCATCTCGTAAGTAATCATATAGTTCATGTAGTCTTTTACACGTTGAGCTTGACTTACAAGCTCTGGTGTTTCAACGCCCATGGACTGTGTGCGAACAGGGCCTCCAGATGGAAGCATCTCACGATATGCCTGTGCCTGAAATTGCGTAACAGATTCAGCCAACAACGGATGGACTACGCCTGTAGCACCTTCAAACGGCTGTGTGCGGTCTTCATAGTTCATTCCAAGAAGATCAATACCGCGCTTATATGTTTCCTCCCAATCCTGACGAGAGGCAATGTCATCACTAATATCGTTAGATAGATCTGACTCAATAACGCCTAGATCACCATCATCTATGTATTCAGCAAGATTGGCGTTAAAGGGAACGTCTTGCGTAATTTCAATCTCTTCGGCAATCTCTCCAACAATAGCAGAGCCGTCATCCATTTCCATTATTCCGGGCTGTGCAGGAAACTCTATAACATCAAGCTCGGCTTGTTCTTGCGGAGTCATATTCTGATCACCACCGCCACCAACGCCTTTTTCAATAGCCATTATATAGCTCCAATACCCTGTTTTAACGGATTATACACCATTCCGCCCTGTTTGTAATTACCTCTAAAAAAACGCTCATAATTATCGAACATTTTTTGTGCAGCTTCTTGGTTCAACTGTTCAAATTGTTCTTTTGTTCCTTTGAAATTAAAGGGACTTACAGCCGAATAATTTTGCCCTAAAGACGATCTTGTCTCTGGTCCTGATTTTATTTCCTGTGATGCAACCTTTCTTGCCAAAGACGATTCCAAACCAAGCATTACAGCAGTTTCATCACGATCAAAATATTTTAATGGCTTTGCCTTTATTCCTGAAACATCAACAATAGCCTCATCCTGCATTTGAATTAATTCTTTTGCATACGCGGAAGGATTCGTGACAGTTTCAAAACCCTCTATCTTACTTTGACCAATACCTTTTTCTTTTATCTTTTT